ATCCTGTCCCTGCGGTGCGGGGCGTTGACGGCGCAAGCTGGAATAATAAACGGTTGGACTTCGTAACCTTCGCTTTCCAAGTCAGTGCACACCTGCTCGAGTACCATGCCGTCGTTCCAAGTAGCAAGCCCACGCACATTTTCAGCGATGACCCAGTCTGGCTTGACGTTTTGTATGACTTGAAACATGTTTGGCCACTGGTAGCGGTCATCTGCCGTGCCTTTTCTTCGTCCAGCTTGGCTGAACGGCTGGCAGGGGAATCCTCCTGTGAGTATAGTGAGGTTTTGCTCTTCATCGACACTGCTCTTGTGTCTCTGGCTGTTGGTGTCGGAAGTAAGTTTACCCCGTACTCCTGCGGGTGCGATATCAAGTCTTTCATATTGCGGCAACCTCCTTTCTTCTTTGCCCTCCTGAGAGCCTCTAGACTTCTCGGGTTTATATAATCCAGCGCGTTTGGTGTCGGTAACAAGGTCGGCGATATCGCCGTAAAATGTCCCGTTTGGCCAGTGCTTTTTGAGGACTGCTGACGGGAAGTGTTCCCATTCGCAGAAGATATGGTTAATTTTTGCTTCATTAAATACTTCCTCCAGAGCTAACGAAAAGCCACCTATGCCTGCGAATAAATCGTAGTGTGTTATGTTCATTTATTATTCCTATTTAAGTGCATATTTTACATGTTCAACCGCAGAACTGGTGCTGGCAACCTGTAGGGAGGACACCGATGGCGCGCTAAGCGGCTGATTACTCGCACCGCCCTCACGCCCCGAACACGTTACCAGTATCGGCTATACAAGGTGATGATTTGCCGAGTTTTAATTTCCTCGAATGTGAGGGAATTAGGTTTCGTAAAGTCACATCTTCACTGCTCAAGTTGCAAAGTCAGCAGTTACTTTTCTAGCTCTAGTTGCGGAACTTCGCGAGCTGCAACGCAAGGCTTAGTTTCAGGCTTTCGAGCCACTTATATAGCCAGTTGACAACACCAATTTGTATATCATTAAGTGAGTTAATTACTTTAAGGTTTGATGTTGCCAGTTGACAACACCAGATTGAGCCGATTTCCACCTGCACTCAATTCTATAGACAAATGAAAAGCCTAGACACTGATGTTGCCAGTTGAACAGATGACTCGGGTGGGCAAAAATAGTCATCTGTCCAGTTCTACGGTTGAATTGTTAATGTTCTAAACCATTTTTCCCAAGTGGGGAAATTGGTTTTCTACTGGGTACAAATCGTACCCGTTTACTTACGTTTACTGATGCGACCACCTCTTTTTCCAGCGCACTTCTTTACAAAGTGAGGACCTTCTATTAAGTTGCAATCGCATTCAATATCTTGAGCAAATCCTTTACAACTTCCGTGACTTGCAAATGTAGCAGAGCCGCCCTTTCGTCCAATTTCTGCATAGAAGTTAGGGTTGCCCGCTAGGTTTTTCTGAGCGGCTTTTAAGCCTCCAGCCTTTGTTCCTGACATTATTCTTCTCCTAATTTTTTAATCAACTTATGAACACCTCTCCCTGAGCCGATACCCTTACCAGCCCACCAGCCTGTATATACCCATAGACGAGCAATAGGATTGTTGCCACGCTTGTGTTTATAGATATACAACGCCCTTTCTGAGCAATCCCAGACAACAACGAAGCCTGCCTCAGTGAGTAAACTAGTTGCATATTGTAGGCGACCTGGCTCGAGTGCTTGTCGACGCTCTTCACGTTCTTTCTTCATAATGTCAAACGCTTCTCTTAATTCACCCACTACTATTTCTCCTCAATTCCGAAGTATTTTAACCAATCTTGCTCATTTTCCTCGATAGATTTTTTAGCGTCTTCCTCGGTTTCGTAACGTACAGGTTCTCCACTGTTTTCAAAAGGATATCTCCATGCCGCGAGACGATGTTTTGTGTAATCATACTCAACAATCCAGCCACCATTGCCATTTTCAAAGTCTGGCTCAAAGTCTGACGTTCGGCGCAGTCTGACTTCTGCTAGTTTGCGGTCGCGTGCTTTTTCGCACTCTTCTTTGGTGCGTTTTATCAAGCCAAGCGAGTAACGCGAGAAATGGATAGATTCATCATCCCAGCGGTCACGATAAATACCAGCACAATCATCTATGTACCAATATTCATCACCATTATTTGGCTTCCAGTAAATACTGTCTGTCGGTTCTTCCATTTCCTCGAACCACTCGTCAAAGTTATCTATATCTTGAATTGTGAATTGAGGATCTTGTGGTGTGTCTTCACCTGGTACAGCCACAGTTAGCTCTCTGGTTCCATCAGACATATTAACGATTTCTTCAAAAATGGTACCAGCCTTAATTGTGGGCGTATCTTTTAGAAGCTTGTATTTCATATCTTTATTTCCTTTCCATCTTTGAAACATTTTAGATAACCCATTTTGCCGCCAACGGATTCACAACGAGCTTTAACGTCCATAGCTTGTTTTTCTTCATTAGAACTGATAACAGTTAGAAAAATGATTAGTGCAAATCCACCTATAGTTATCATTATCAAAGCTATTTCAAGTATGTTTGGTAAATTATCCTTTATCATTTCTTCACCTTGACTTCCTTAATTTTTGGTCGCTCGCCTTCGATTCGGCTATCGAGGATTTGATTGATTCGATGAATAATAAACTCTCGTTCGTTCAATCCTCTTAATGCGTCATCCTTCATCTCTAGAAGATCGATAGTACTCATCTCATCTAATGACTGATAATCATCTTCGTAGTAAGGTTTTACTTCTTTCTCCATCTCTTTTCCTCTTCTTTCATCCATTCCGCATCTTGTTTAGCTATTTCGTGTTCTGATATTGCTACGAAAATTAGCAAGCATATGACGATTATTATCCAAATTAAAATGAACATTTACTCTCCTTTGCTTTTGATGTCTTTAATTAAGATTTCTAGCTCTCCGTCTGTCCATTTGTAGGGCTTTTTCATACTTTCCAACAGGTCAACGATATCTTCGCCGTAAGTTTTAAGCATGAATCTTGTGTAACCAATCATGTTTCCTTCGTCGAATCGATTACATGATCGACATTGAGCGTGTACGTTTCGCTCATCGTATCTGAGAGCCATCCATCTTCTATTTATGAAGTGTCCAGCGTCAGCCTGTTCAAAAGGCTTTCTCTGACCGCACGAACAACAAACGAAGAATCCATCTTCAGAATCTCTCATTCGTATATATTTTGAGAAAATCCTATCAGCTTTTTGAATTAGTTTTCGACTCGCCATCTATCCTCGCATTCTCCAGACTCTGACAAATCTACCATTCATCAATGGTCTTTCACTTTTTCTCCAACCGACAGGTACAAAGTCATCACATCTGAATATGCTACCTGTTGTGTTCCTGTGTAAATAAGGTGGTCTAGGACATTCTTTGAGTACGTCTTCAATTGTGATCAGAGATTTATTATCTAATAGTTTTCTCGCTGTTACACGGGCATTTTCTATCCAAGCTTCACGCTCTTTTTTGAATAAATCTTTCATCACATTACCCTCTCAACGATGAAATTATCTATCATTGTTATTTTGTGAATCGTTCCACCGTATTTTTTCTGAAATTGCCGTGCGTCTTTTCGCTTTCTAAAGTTTCGATTTGAATCGTCGCTTTTTACTAGATACAATTTCTGTAAACCCATCATCTTCCCCCTTTTCAAGTCTGCGTGAGACTACCAAGTCATTATCGATAAATGACCATTTATACTTCCTCATAAAACTGAGGTCTGGGTCTACAATTCTGATAGTAAACCCATTGTCAGTTTTGAGCAGATAAACTCGCTTCCGTCTTGCCATTCGTACTCCTAAAAAGGGATTTCGTTCAGATTTACTGGCGTGTCGAGGTCTTCGCTTGATTTCGCTACTTGAGCCTTGCCATCGCTCAAAAATTGAACCTGCTCGACAATCACCTCGGTCGCTTTACGTTTATCACCGTCTTTTTCCCACATCCTAGTTTGTAGTCGACCAGTTACACCAATTTGTTTACCTTTTGGTGCGTATTGAGCTAATAACTCAGCTGTTTTATTCCAAGCCGTCATATTGATGAAACTTGATTCAGAGTTTTTATCACCGACTGCTAGAGTGAATGAAGCTACAGACTTGTTAGTGTTAGTTTTTCTAACTTCTATATCCTGAGTTACTCGACCAATTAAAGTTACGCTATTTATCATATTCCTCCTTAGAACATTAATTTTTGGACTTCTTTTTCTACTAATTCGAGGGTAGCGTTTTCTACCCGCTTTACTATTTCGATTTCCTCTTTATAGTCTTCTCGATTTAATTCAAAAATCTGCAATCCTAATTCTGGATTTGAGAACACATCTGAGTAGATGCAGAAGTAAAGCTTCTTCAATTTATCGTTGACTACAAAGTATTGAAGAATCTGCGGCTTATACTCGGAAGGCGGATGTTTTTCATAGTAAGCTTTGACTACCTTCCAACTGTCCAAACACTTAATCTCTACAGCTTCTGTTTCGTCTTCAAACTCTCCATCTGGTGAGCAAATCATATATTCGTTTTCTTCAGATTGCCAAACTCGACCAGGGATAATCTGCTTGCCAAGTTTTTCAGAAATCAGCTCTCTAGCTTCCTCTTCTAGGATTTGACCTCTCAGCATAGCCGAATAAGTAGCACCTTCTGGTATTCTGTCTGCATAGTCATTCGGATTAATTGGCTTAGCTATTCTTTGAGCAATTAGCTTATAGATCGAATCGTTTATTTGAACATTCGCATAGAGTTCATTCAATTCATCTTCTGTAAGCATTGCTCGGATATTATCCATTGTCAGATTTTTCGGAAACTCATAGCCTTTACTCTCAGCGAACTCAACCAGCTCGGCTTTTGGTATATACCGAACTGATGAATAATCTTTTGCCGATGAGCCTGAAATCCTGCCTTCGTGAAAATCCAACCACTCTTGACTTCGTTGTTCAAGATCTAGGATTTTCATTTATCGCCTCCTAGTTTTGCCTTTATCTCATCCTTAACGCCGACAAGCTCACGTGATAGCTTTGGATTGGTTTTGAGAATCTCTGTATACTTTTCTTTTAATTCGTCTAAAGTCTTACAGGCTCTCAATTCCTCTTCGGCTTTCTTAGTGTCTTGGAACGTCTCAAACTCCTCCATCTCTTCGGTACTTGCGATTTCTCCGTTATTCAAATAACCAAGCAAACTCAATGCTCGACCGACTGAGATCGTTTCTAGTTTTTCGAATGCTTTATCTTTTTTCATCTGATTAACTGAATAAGCCGCTGTTCCAGTAGCGTCCGCAGAGTATTCGTCTCGCTTATCTTTTAAGATGTAGGTTGTGAATACTGCGCCGCCGTTTGGTGTAAATTCATAAGTAGTTTTAATTGACGACCGCGGATTGTCTTGTCTAAACTCTTTTAATCGATCGGCGACTTTCGCATAATCGCCACCAGAAACCCTTGAAGTCTTCACTT